AGCGGGTTGCCAAGCCTGCTACAACCAGCCTTTCGGCACCCTACTCTATTTTTGGCGAACCGTAGCTACGGTAAGAGTAGGAGACAGCTAGCCCCGCGAAGGTGGGGCCAGAAGTCTAGGGCGGGCAATCAAGTCGATGCCCACCCAACGCTGTTTGAGCTTAAAAACCAACCCGGTTCGCGTCACGACCGGGTACCCACGAAACCGCTCAGCGCGGTTAGCCTCTTGCTCAAGAGGGTGGCAGTTAGCTAAGAATCCGTCTGTATCATCCCTTTGCCCGGCCAAAAATGACCAGTATCGGGAATACCATAAGGATTCGTAGCTGTAGCGAAACACCGGCATTGCCGCCATGACCTCCAATCTCTGGAGATCAGTATTAAAGCGGAAATGTGCCTGCTCATTGCAGAGCGCCCATAAGGCGTCGCTATAGAGCAGAGCGGGATGTCGCCTCCAGGAACCGTCCGGAAGAACCGGAACGCGGACATGGTAGGTTTGCGCAACGAAGTGATAAACCCGCTGCGCTCCTTCCAAGTAGCCGCGATCCAGGAAATTCTGGATGATCGCCAGACTGCCAGCGTAGGAGCCTTCACTGGACCCAGGGAGTTCCCTGGGTCGTAAAGGAGTGACGTCGCGTCCGTGGATGCAATCCACGCCGCAGGATTCGCGAAAGAACCCACGGATGCAGCATTTGGCTGCGTTAACGCGCATGCCTGCCTGAGTCAAAGCTTCCATCGCCAATTTGGCGTATGGTCGTGCAATGACCAGGTCGTCACCGTAAGCCTTCAGCTTAAGCTTATCCGCACAAATACGGATGTTGCCTCGGTTGATGGCTTGCGGCCCCATCACCTGTTCCCAAAGGGAGCAAATGATGATCCCGGCGTACACTAGAGTCTCTAGCGGAAAACATGCAAAGTTGCCCATGGTGCAAAAGGTTGTCGGCTGTATCAGCCTATTCCCAATTCGCACATACGGTGTAGCTAATGCGAGTAACCAACGTAGAGAGCGTGGCAGGCGCTGAAACAGCGCCTTAACGTGGGCGAAGCGAACGGTATCGCTCGCGTCGGCCAAGTCTAGTGTACAGAGGTTCCCAGTAAGTGACCCTTCACGGGCCGCGTCCTGGTTTTTCTCTTGATGTTCGAAATCAACAACAGAGGGAAGTGTATCCATGATGTGAAATCTTAGCCACTTATCCACAGCGCGCTCGACAAAACTGCGCGCCAATGGTTCAGCAGCAATCAGCCTTGGACCCCGAAAGTCTTTCGGGACTGCCATGCATTTGCTCCACTGGTTCGACTCCCACCGCGGGGCCCGTGTCACCCATAATTCGTCGTCCTCAAACGGACGCCGGAAGTAGGATGCCGGAATTCCCATATCGATGAGTTCGTTCCATCTCCCGTAAAGGAGATTTTTAAAGGGCAATGCTTGGCGATTCAACTCGCTAGTTGCTCCTGGGCCGAAGCCCACGAGACCGGTTCCAGAACTAAGGACTTGGTCCAAATCATCCTGAAAAACCGATGCGCCGAACCAGGCCAGGCGTGTCTGCACTTCATTAGGCAGATCCACCTTCTCCTGGAGGCGTGCAGCGGCTTTTTCAAACCACTGCTCTAGCAAGTCATGTTTGAACTCCATGGTGCATTTTGCATAGAGTCCAAGCACTTGCCGGAGGAACTTGACAACTTCCTCCCCGAGGCTCTGGCCGAGCAGCCAGAGGTGGTCATTCATCGCAGGTTCATGGGGGCAATAAAGCCCACGCTTCAAAGCGCCAGCGGGCACCAAGGTGGTGCCACGCTCCATAAATACATCTGCGAGGTAGGCCAACAAGTGGGGCAAACCCACCTCCCCGACAACCCTGTAAAGGTTGGGCATGTCGTCTTGTGCGAGAGCGCATTGAAGCTCTCTCGAGTATGCCGGGTACGTTTGCAAAATGTACTCGACAGGGACAGTCCTTCTAACCCACGCATTTACTTTGGTTTTAACCTCAGTTAGCATGGGCAGCAATGAAGGATCCACTACCGCCTCTACATTTGAGACGGCACTGGCTACGCGACCCGCGCAGTCAGTTGCGACGGAGTTCCAGCAAAGCTGGATTGTTGATTCTTGCACGTGCATAGAATACTCCTTTATAATTAAGCGGTTTTCGGCAGTCCGCAAACTGCAAGCGCATTTTCACGCGCTTCAGAACACTAGGCAGGTATACCTGCCTCGGGCACAAAGAGACCGTCCTTGAGACGGTAATAGAATGCACTTGAAACTTTGTAGTGCAATCCCTCTCCGGGCGACGCGGTGCTATTCACGGATGTAAGTATGCCCAGGATGGCGCCCGCAAGGAGCGTCCGCTGGGCGGCAGTAAGCCTATCGTCGAATATATATTCGAATCTGGCTCTGCCCCGTATAGCAGTCTTTGCACCATTTATGGTGTTTATGAGCTGCGCTACCTTGGTGACCTCGACACCGTTGCGGACCACACCGTTCTCAGAACGAGTGGACCACGCATTAAGTGTCAACGGCTCCTCGGGAGTTACACCGCTGACAGCCAAGTCTTCACCTTTTGACCTCGTCAGGTCATTCGTATAGGTGAAATGGCCGCCACCGCTATCTGAATACGAACTCGTATTCAGATTGTTGGTTCCGTTAGCCCAAAAGCCGGCGTAAATATATTCCGCCATGTGTCCTCCTTCCCCCCATCATTTGGTCAGGGGGTAGTCAAATGCCGCATCAACGAGATGCTAGCAACTCAGTCCACGTAATAGCCTGCCACAAACTGGGGGCAGACGTTTCGATGGACACGCCAGACTCGTTGATAAGAGTCTTCAGCTGCTCTACAGACAACACTTGTCGACAAAAGTCGACATGAGTAAATGTCGTCCGCCTGTCGCCGTATTCGAGCGACAGTCCGAGTTTCTCGCGCAAATCGCCCGGTCCGCTGTCAGCGGATACCGTGTAATAAGCGGGGATGACGCGGGTAGTCGTGGTCGTCTTGCGGGTGAGCAACCCGCAATACGGTGCCACAGCAGCTTTTATCCAGCGTTTGGAAGCCCTCGACTCGAGGTACTTCCCGACGTCAGCCACCCAATCCACAACGAAGGAGTAGGGTAGGTGATCCCAAGCGAACCCGAGGTTAAGATTAAGCCCCAGGTTGTCGAGCATCCACCGTCCCGCAATCTCCTTGTCAAGAAGCGGGTGGCCGAGAGCATCGTAGTAGTCAAATGAGAACTTGAACGTCAGCCGGTACTCAGTCGTTGTCTCCGTTAGTAGGGTTGCTACCTTACGATAAGACGGATCGACATTTTCCAATCTAACGACAAGCTGACTAATCCTACGATTCAGGTCAGAGACCCCCATGTTGCCGTCGACCACAGTCATTGGAAGCTGGATTAAGTCTTCCAACATTACGTCTCGGGAATCTTCTCGAGTTTCTCGCTTAATGAGCCAGCTATCGGTCGTGAGTTTGCCGCGCCTTTTTAGAGCGCGTAAGCATTCTCCGTACCACCGACCTTTCTTCGATAGCCCTTGAAGTATATTGGTAACGTCCCTGATTCCAGGGAGCATACCAAACTTACGATTAAGATCAGCTGATGACATCAGCTTCAAATAGTCGTAAGGAGCGGCGCCAAGATCTGCCAAAGCAGACGTGGCGACGCGGCGGCCGCGTACAGTAGGAATGAGACCGTAGCGAATGGCTTGCGCCAGACGCCTAAAGTCTCGATCCGCTAACTTAGCAGCCGTCTCCAAATGCCCTCTGACTCCTGTCAGCGTGTTCTTAATATCCGCAATTTCTAGAAGGAAAAGCGGAACGGACACGCGTTCATGAGAAGAAGGTATCATGCGCTTAAGAGTCTGTGCAACCACTTCTACGCCAAGCTCCAACAACAGGTTGGGTTGAGGCGGTAGTGAAGGATTCACAGGCCGTGAGACGTTGTCACCAAGAATATTGGCGGGAAAAGCGGTAATAAGCCGCCGTACCACTTTAAGGCGCTCAACGACAGTCTGCCCGAGTGCAGACACCTCAAGCGACAGATCGACTTTTACGTCGATCCCCTTGCACCAGATGGAACGATGCAAAGTAGGGAGAGGAACAAAGTCAGGAATCCGTACAGGCTGTACGGCCATAAGAGCTTTATTCGTCGTAAGATTTACGTACCGCCACCGATAGATCGGCGGCTTAGGCATCAGACGGGCATTTGCCACGTCCTGCCGAGCACGTAAGATACGGCTAGAAAGCTCGGCCTTAGCTTCATCGGCGCCTGGCCTTAACTCCATCTTCCTTAACCGCCCCTCAGCTCGTCTCAACCACGCCCGCTTTCGGGCTAAATACTGGTTGAGCGCGGCACGCGCGCGACCAAGTCGGTACGCGAACGGCTTGCGGGGGTACGGGGGGGTTCCCTGGGCGAGTTCCGCCTTTGCCAGTAAGGCACATTGCTCCCTAAACGACTTCATCCGGTTGCATTCCTGCGCAATAAGCTCATCTATCGTCCTGAGCCTTCTCCCCTTACGGGAAAAGAAGGTTACCAGGGCTGATGTAGCGTCAGCGCAGACGTGCTTCCCTCCGAAGTCATAATACGGGAGCGAGCCGCCATTGGCTATGGCATGCTCGGAATCAAGGGTATACCCAGTCGCATCATACCTAATTAAGGCAAGCTCAGACGTCTTCGACGCAACGGACGCAAATTTCACATACGGGCCTCGAACATTTTCCTTTACGCGGAAAGCCTTTTGAAAAGCTTCCCCAGTCGTAGGAAATAAAATGTCCTCGGTTTCCGCACGGAACGCATCAATCGCTCTAAACATCGTCGCCTCCTTGTTGAGTACTTTACAACTTGTACGCCTACCCG